TCAGATGCGTTGGATAGTCAATAATTTAAAGTTTGGAGCTTGGACTGTCCAAAATATTATAGATAAAATGATGTTTAATAATAAGATTAAAATTAATCCTATTACCCTTGATAATAGAACATTTAAAAAGAAACCAACTCCTTTTGATTTGTAAACTACTATATATTGTGTTAATAGATTATTAGACTACTAGCTCCCTTGCGTTAGTCTAAATAAGTTAATTAACTAGACCTGGTAAGTGCTTTCTATTCCTTTCTTTCTTGCCTTGCCAGGTCGCTTAATAATAGAATTATGGCTGGAAGACCTAGAAAACTTACTGATAAATTAAAAGCTCATATATTGTCTTTGATTGCAGATGGATTGACAATTAGAGAATTATTTTCAAGAGAAGATGTTCCTATAACTTGGCAATCATTTAGAGCTTATTTAATAAAAGATAATGAATTAATGGCTAATTATGTCAGATCAAAAGAATTGGCAATTGATTTAAAATTATCTGACTTGGAAGATAAAAGAAAAGAACTAGAATTAAAGATTGAGTCTGGTGATTTAGATCCCAAAGCTGCTCAGTCTATGGTGAACCTTTATAAAATTATTACTGCACATAATCAATGGTCTGCTAGTAAATTATCGTCAAGAACTTATGGCAAAGCAGCCGAAACATTGCAGATAAAAGGTGATAATAACCAACCATTGTCAATATCTTGGACTAAACCTTAGATTTATTATGATTATTTCTTTTGCTAAACCTTCTGGAAGTGTTGATTTAATTGGTGATGTGTTAAAAACTGCACACATAAAATGTAGATCATACATACAAGGTGTTGCAAAAATACCAGATTGTTGCACAATTATCACACAATTATTTAAATCGGCTATAATCGTTTATTATCGGAAATTATTAACGATAACGATTAACTTATCATTATAAAATTTATGGTTGTAATAACTGAATTATGAAGAACAAATAGCGAACATGGGGGGTTTTAAAAGTGGTATACCCACTTTTTAGGTTACCGACTAAAATAATATTGATACAAGGCATAAACAAATGGATGATACTTTTCTAAAAACAATAATCTTCATTATGAAAGATAAAAAAACCAAAAAACCAATTGTGATTACACACTTTCAAGGTTTTGAAGATGAGGCTGAAGCTAACGATTTTTCAGAGTTCCTTAGAACACAATTCATTTTGCCAAGCGATTATCCTGATTCAAATGAAACAATTCACTAAGGGGGGTTTTGTTTTAAAATGAAACAAATTGTCATTCCTTACGCACCAAGAGATATTCAAAATTTTTTGCATAAAAAATGCGATAAGAACCGCTTCAATGTAGTGATCGTTCACAGGAGAGGAGGCAAAACAGTCTTTGCCATAAACCACCTTATAAAAGCAGCTCTGACATCTAATAAACCTTATCCAAGATATGCCTTTATTTCGCCTTACAGGTTGCAAGGTAAATCTACTGCTTGGGATTACATGAAACAATTTTCTGCCACAATTCCAGGAGTTAAGTTTAATGAGTCAGAATTAAGGGTGGACTTTTCTATAAACAATTCAAGAATACAAATCTTAGGTGGTGAGAATAGTGCTGCTATCAGAGGTCAGTATTTTGATGGTATAGTTTGTGACGAAACACAAAACCTTTCGCCAGACCTTTTTGATACCATTTTAAGACCATGTCTATCGGACAGGAAAGGCTTCGCTATTTTTATCGGAACTCCGATGGGAAGAAACTGGTTCTATGATTTACATGAGAAAGCCAAAAGTAATAAAGATTGGTTTACTAAAGTATTTAAAGCTAGTGAAACAAAGATCATAGCTCAAGACGAATTAGATGCTGCTAAACAAACAATGTCGCCTGAGAGTTACGAACAAGAATTTGAATGCTCATTTCAAGCTGGAATAAGTGGTTCTTATTTTGGATCTATAATTGAGGAGTTAGAGGAGTCTGGCAATGTTAAGAACTTTGATATAGATGATAGTTTAGATGTTGAAACCTGGTGGGATTTAGGAATGAACGATAGTACAGTAATCACCTTTGCTCAACGAAGGACAAATGGCGAAATTAGAATTATTGATTGCTACGAAAATTCTGGTGAGGGATTAGAGCATTACATCAATGTCATAGATAGCAAACCTTACACATATTCAAAACACATAGCTCCCCATGATATTAGAGTTAGAGAAATCGGCACAAATAAATCCAGATGGGAAACCGCTAAAGAGCTAGGCTTAGAATTTGACATAGCACCCAAACTTAGTGTAGAAGATGGTATTGAGCAAGTAAGACGAATGTTACCCAAGTGTTTTTTTCATAAAAACAATTGCAATAAGCTAGTAGAAGCATTAAAATCATATTGTAAGCGGTGGGATGAAAAAAATAATTGTTTTAGGAATAAACCCCTACACAATTGGGCATCACACTTTTGCGATTCGGTAAGGTATGGTGCTGTTACAGAACCACTAGAAACAACCGATTGGGATAAGCCAATAGAAGTAGATACAAATTATATAGTTTAATATGGCAAAAAAAAATAAAGAAACATCAAATATAGAATTACAAAGTTTATTATCAGGTCAAATACAAAATGCTTTAGGTTATCTAGGTGGTCAGTTATCAGACTCTAGAACTAAATCATTAGAATATTATTTAGGTGATAAACTAGGAACAGAAATAGATGGTCGTAGTCAGGTAGTATCAACTGATGTTGCAGATACGATTGAAAGTTTATTACCAAATTTATTAAGAGTTTTTACAGCATCCGATAAAGTTGTTCATTGTGAACCTATGACAGCAGAAGATGTTCCAATGGCAGCACAAGCGACAGCATATTTAAATCATGTTTTTTATAAAGAGAATGATGGCTTTCAATTATTATATAATTTTTTCAAAGATGCTTTGATTGAGAAGAATGGTTTCTTAAAAATTTATTGGGATGACTCTGAAAAAGTAGATTACGAAACTTATGAAAATTTATCTATAGTTGAGAAAGAGGCTTTGCAAGATACTAAAGATGAAATAGAAACTGTTGAAGAAGAAGTATTTGAAGATGAGTCTGCCAAAGAAAAGTTTGAAGAAGTTTTAAAACAATACGAAATGCAAGGGGTGGATATATCCCAAGTTCAAGTTCCTGATTTTAATTTATATAATTGTAAAATTAAAAGAATTAAAAAAACAGGTAGAGTTAAAATAGAAAGTATTCCACCAGAAGAATTTTTAATTGATAGAAGTGCTAAAACAATTGAGGATGCAGATTTTGTTTCTCATAAAGTTTTAATGACAAGATCAGATTTAGTTGCAATGGGTTATCCTCAAGATGAGATTGACGAACTTCCAAAATCAGATTTAGATATTTATAATGATGAGCAGAATGTTAGATTAACCGATGTGGATGATTATAACATTTCATCTGCAACAGATACCTCTACAGAAAAAGTTTTAGTTTATGAGTCTTATGTAAAATATGATTACGATGAAGATGGTATAGCAGAACTTAGAAAAATAGTTTCAGCTGGTTCAGATGGTAATCACATATTATCTAATATGCCTTGCGATAGTGTTCCTTTCGTAACCATCACTCCTATTCCAATGCCTCATAGATTTTATGGAAGATCAATTGCAGAATTAGTAGAAGATGTTCAGTTAATGAAATCTACTGTTATGCGACAGTTGTTAGACAATATGTATTTAACAAATAACAACAGAGTTGCAGTCATGGATGGTATGGTCAATATGGATGATTTATTGACGACTAGACCTGGTGGAATTGTAAGAACTAAACAACCACCAAACCAAGTCATGCAACCATTACAAGCTCAACCAATTTCACAACAAGCCTTTCCATTATTATCTTACTTAGATTCAGTTAGAGAAGGTAGAACTGGTGTTTCAAAAGAAGCTCAAGGTTTAAGTCCTGATACATTAAATGCTAAAACAGCAACTGGTGTAAATGCACTAATGCAACAAACTCAAATGAGATCAGAATTGATTGCTAGAGTGTTTGCAGAAACAGGTGTTAAAGATTTATTTAAAAAAATATTTGAACTAATGGTTAAATATCAAGATAAAGAAAAAATTATTATGATGAGTAATCAATATATACCTGTAAGACCTACTGAATGGAAAGATAGATTTAATATTTCAATAGTTGTTGGTCTTGGAACTGGCTCTAAAGAGCAACAAACAATTATGCTAAACAGTATTTTAGAAAGACAACTACAAGCATTTCAAATTCAAGGTGGAAAAGAGATGCCTATGGTTAATCTTAAAAATATGTATAACACTTTGACTAAGATGGTAGAGAACGCAGGTCTAAAAAATGTAGAAACTTACTTTGTAGATCCTGATGTTGGTAAACAAATGATGCCACCACCTCAACCACCACCATTAACTCCTATTGAGAAGATAGAATTTACTAGAATAGATGCTGAGAATAAGCGAAAACTTGCAGACCTAGAATTACAAGCTCAAGAATTACAGCAAAAAACTCAAGAAATGCAATTAGACTTTGAAGCTAAGATAAAAGAAATGGCTTTGAAATATAATACCCAACTTGATACTGCAAAAATTAAAGCAGATGCAGATTTAGATAAAATGATGGTCGCTGGAGATAACAAAATACTTGAAGAAGCGGCAAAATCTACTAATATGTTTGGCAAACAACTACAAGGAATAAATGGAAGCGAAAGACCAGGCGGACAGGTCGGTGGAGATCAGCCGATCCAACGAAGCCAAGCAGATATTAGAGAGTAAACTTTTTCAAGAGAGTATAGAAACTCTTAAAAAAATTTATTCTGAGGCACTTTTAGAAAAAACAGGTGCTAAAGAGAGTGATACCAGAGAAAAACTTTGGATTGCTTATAATGTTGTTGGAAAAGTAGAGCAACATCTACAAACTGTTATTGAAACAGGAAAACTTGCAGCTAAACAGTTGGAAGATTTTAGAAAACAACAGAATAATACAAAATTTTAACCATCAAGGTTAAAATAAGCCAAGTCTAACGACAGCTTAACAATGGAGGACTTAATGTCTGAAACAAACCCTTTACTGAACAATGCTTCAGTACAAGGTGCAGCAAAATCTATTGAAGGTTTAATGGACACCAAAGGTGTTATCAAAAAACCTCAAGAAGAAGCAGCACCAGTTGAACCAAAAGAAGAAGTTGAAGCGAAAGCAGAAACTGAAACAGAAGAACAACAACAACCTGTTGCTCAACCAGAGGAAACAACGGAAGTAGCAGAAGAAGAACAAGCATCACAAGATGAGAATGCAATTGAAGAACAAACAACCGATCTACACCAAGTAATTGTTAATGGTGAAAAGATTGATGTTGACCTTGAAGAATTAAAAGCAGGTTATCAAAAAGATGCTGACTACAGACGAAAAACTGAGGAGATAGCAATTGAAAAAAGAGAGCTAAAATCCGAAGAAGATCGTCTTAAAAATCAGTATTCAACTAAGATGGATGATTTAAATTCATTAGTAGTTACTTTAAATGCTGAGATTAACAACGATATGAATTCTAAGGAGCTTGATGCTCTTTGGGATGAAGATCCAACTGAAGCTGCTAGAGTTGATCGTAAGATTAATAAACGAAAACAATCAATTCAACAAGCACAGCAAAAACTGAGAGAACATCAAGAAACTCAGTTTCAGGAAATATTAAGAAATGAACAAAAAAAACTTCATTTAAAACATCCTGTACTTGCTGATCCTATTAAGGGTAATTCAGTTAAATCAAATATCATGGGTTATTTAAATTCTAAAGGATTTTCAAATGAAGATGTTTCAAGAATTTATGATTCAAGATATTTTGATGTGATTATGGATGGTATGAAAGCTAATGCGACTAAACCCAATTTAGTAAGTAAAAAAGTTAAGCCAACTAATGTTGTGAAATCTGGTGTTAAATCTACTAAGGAAGATGTAAATAGTCAATCTAGGTTGAAGAAGATGAATGCGTTGAAGAAAAGCGGTAATGCAAAAGATGCTACCGATTTACTGATGCGTTATCTATAAACAATAACCTAACGGAGAAAAAAAATGGCTAAATACCAAACATATACTGCAATCGGTATAAGAGAAGATATAGCGGACATAATTTATTCAATTAGTCCAACAGAAACTCCTTTTATGTCAGGTATTGCAAAAACAAAAGCAACAAACACACTACACCAATGGCAAACAGACGCATTAGCTGCTGTAGCTGCTAACGCAGCAGTTGAGGGTGCTGATATTTCTTATGGAACTATGGCTCCAACTGTATTGGAAAATAACCACACTCAAATTTCTACTAAAGGAATTCAAGTTACTGCAACTAACGAAGCTGTAACTTCTGCTGGAAGAA